CGAGAATCAAACCGTCGACATATTTCAACACATATTCACTTAAAAATGAATATATTGTATCTGTATCCAACTTTTCTTCATTTGCAAAAGATGGATATATTTCTATTATTCGCCTTTCGAATTCTACGGCGAGTTGTCTTGTCTATTCTCGTGTCATGATTCAAAACTGTTTAATGAAGCTTTCGTAGAAAGTCTTGGCGATTCAACTATTTCTGCAGACATTATGATTGCCATGTTTATAACTTCTTCGGCAACATGGTCTGGCAGTTCAAATAAAGTATCGTCTGTATTACCTACAAACTTCTCAGGCTTTTTAATATAAGTACATCTGAATTCTTTTAAATCATCTAAAGTATGCATATACGGATCGAATAACAAATGTATTTTCTAACCTCTTATGTATATAACTGGATTTGGGATCCAAGGTACATTTGTAGAAGTTTGTTTAAATTTACGAGCAATGTCGTTACTTACAAGTTGTACCATTTCTCTAGTATCTGGGGATACAAGTTGTTCTCCTTGAATGAAAAACAACATAGATGGTGGAATATTGTAAGTAACTTCATTAAAGTCTTTCGGACCTACTCTATTCAAAGCATCTGTCTATATCAAAGCTCTGATATCTTCAATTGCTTTATTATCGCCCTCAAAACCAACTTTTCTCGCATTATTACCAGTAAACTTATTTGAAACAACAGCTAAATACGCTTTGTCTAAAATTGTTAGTATTTCATAATCAGTAAGCGACGGATATGACGATGTAGTGGTCATCTTGTCATATTCTATCAAAAATTTAGTTTTTATATCACCATGCGTCATACGTCGGATTATTTAATTATTTACTTTCTACTTGGTTTATAATCGAAAGTTTAAGGTCTTGATTTTTCTTTGCATCAAGATAAGCAATAGCGTCTTGTTTAGAATCTGCAAACAACTCACTACCATAATAATAATGAGTTTTATCTTTGCGGATAACACCTTTTGCAATAGCACTCTCAAGCAAGAATTCTGTTTCCTTTGATTTATTGTTTACCCAAACGTCAAAGAACTTCTTAGGATTCTTATCAACAAGACCAAACAACGTAGATTCAACAAGCTCATTTGATAATGTATCTGACTTGAGACCAAACAAACGCAAACATTTACGCATCTGATCCAATGACAGTTTGTCGAATTCTTTGATAGCATCTCTACGCATCTTATTAATCTTATTCTGCTCAATAGCCTCTGCCTGCTTATTGATTAAGAGATAATCCTTACTAGCTGCAAGTTTATCCAAAGATGTAGCAACACGCTTATGACCTGTCAAGAACTTAATAATCATCTCCTGTCTAGGATATGTATCATCAAGCAACAATGGTCTAGAACCAATCTTTACTACAAAGTTATCCCAATAAGGACTGCTCTTAGCAAGAGTTCCTTCTGCAAGACCTAGAACTTTCTCATAATGTTTCTCATCTTCTGGGGTGAGACCCGTATATATCGACCCGGAACGAGTAAGGTAGGGTGCAATATAGTCAAAACATGACTTATATTTAATTAAACCCGCCCAGGGATTTTTCTTCATTATTTTTAATTCAACTACCATAATTTAAAATTAGTATGTTGTAACGTCGGACATTGGGGATAAATCCCCAACTCGATCGTTAATTATTATATATTGTTATTAGGCTGCTACGTTATAAGCACCTTCATTCGTAATGTCTGTATCCTCAGCATCACAGTACAGAATACCACAAGACAGCGGGTTACGAAGCATAATACCCTCCTCACCAAGGAAGTGAACCTGGTAACCATCACGGCTATTAGAACGTACTGTATTAATACTGTTGCTGTATCCAGCTGGAGTTACAGAACCTGCTGTACACCACTGTACAAACTCACGACCCTTACGACAAACCTTAACAACGTTTGCCTGACCATCACGCTGACCAAGATCAACAAACAAGAATGTATATGACATCAATGGTTTACCTGTCATTGGATGCAACTGACGGAACATTTCCATATTATCAAACAGAGCACAACGCTTAACTGTAAGCTCAATACCGTTAGTCATCTTATATGTAGTAAACTGACCACCGAGTGTCAACTCCTGACCAGAACCAGTGATAAACTTAGTATCAGTAAGCTGGAATCCAGCTGCCTTCTCACGAAGTACACGGTCGAATTCACGGATACCCATCTCTCCTGTCAAAGCGATAAACTTACGCTCCTGTGTACCAAGAATATTATAGCACAGATCGAACAGATAATCCTCAAGCAGCTCAGCTGTCAAATGTGTATAATAACGTACATTAGCTGGACTAATCTGCTCAAACAAACCTGCAGAGATTGGCACAGGACGTCCGTTTTTACCCTTAAGAGCATATGTACCATCAGCATTACGGTTAGAACGAGAGAACAGAAGGAACTTCTCCTCACGACGCTTCCACTCACGGAGAGCCAACCAATACTGATAATCAGACCACAAATAAGAAGTCTTACCTGTCTCAGGATCCTTCAATGCGATAGCGAGTACTGTAGAATAAGCATCACCTGTAATATCGTAAGAAAGACGAAGAGTTGTAAGGTTATTACGCATCTTAAATGGAGTCTGATAGCTGATGATATCTGCCTCATCACTGTACTCCTCATATGCAGAACCAATACGGCTTACCTGACGACCAGGAAGAAGGAACTCACCAGGAATATATGCTCCTGCGAAACCATCTGCTACATAGCACTCATATACCCATGTAGAACCATCCTGATAAGGTACACCATTTACACGTACCTGATAGTTTACATTATCGAAAGCAAGTACAGCACCAGGACCGAAAGCTTTTTCCTCAAGTCCAATGTAGATAGGAGCTCCATTCAAACCTGGAGTAACCTAATTATTTTCTACAGCTGTAGAAGTAATTTCTTTACCGTCAGCCTTAGCCCAACGAATATTTACAGCCTTCTCCTGGTCAACCATTACTGACCACTCATACTCACGATTCTCAATAGTCATAGTCTTACCGAGACCACCAGTAATCATGTCGATAGCAGTAGATACACCATCATCCTTAGTACCAAATACCAAAGAAAGAAGACCACTGATCTCATGAGGTCTTGTAAGAAGTGCGTTTGAAATCATGTTCTCATCAACCAAATCAGAGAATTTACGACCCCTGTAAAGCTGAAGATTATTTAAAAGTGTATTCATAAATTATTTATTATTTGATTAATTGTTATTATAGCCACCTTGACGCAATGTCGGCTACTGAACGTTTCTTGTCATCTATATTAAAACTACTATGATTCTTAGTCTAATATCTTAACATTTTTCTAAGTTTTTCTGCAGCAGTCGTTTGACCAGTGCGCTTGGCTTCTCCAATGAGGGCGTCGCCTTTCATAGTGAAGTACGCAGACTCTATGAGATTTTCTATCAAGTTTTTCTGGAAATCTCTTTGATACTGAGTGATTCCTTCTGAATCAACTTTTGTAATATAATCAAACAATGCTTTTCTATCTTGTTTTGGAATAGCGACACCTCTGATATTGTCTAGAGATGAAATAGTATTGTTCAAATCTGTTACAAATTGTCTAGCTTGCTCTTGTTGTGCCATTTGCTGCTGTTGCTGAAACTGTTGCTATTGTTGCAACTATTCTTCTTGATATATTTTTAATCTTTCAACAGCATCGTTAGCCTCATCTTCAAGCATATCAGCATCTTCATATCTTTCTATCTTCTTATTAATCTACTCATCGGAGTAACCAGATAGTTTTAAATAATCACGAACTGCCATCTTTTGATTAGATTCATCCTCCATATCCATATTATCATATTCAATAGTTTGAGACATTCCATTATAGAAATCTTCAAACTTTCCACCATTCTTAACATATGCATCAAGTTGTGCTATACGATCGTCTGCATATTGAGGTTTGGAATTCTCAGCAACCGTATCTTCGATATAGTTGATAAGACCTTCCATTGAATCTGGTTTTTCATCATCTGCTACATCCCATCCTAACTCTTCAGCGAACGCGTCAAAGAACAATCTAACATTCTGTGTTTCAAGCTAATCTGCCTCGTTATCTGTTTGATCATCCTGTCCATCTGAAATATCATCAGGATTATTATTCAAATCATCCTGATTCGGAATAGGAGTAGTGTCATTATTGTCTGGATCAATTACTTGATCATCGTCTGATCCACCAACGTCGTTGGGATCATAATCGTTGTCTAAGTCGTCAATATCATCATCGATTGGTGCGTCTTGTATAGTTTGGTCATCATCCATGTTAGATACAGGATCTGTCACATCGTTATCATAACCAAGCTTACTTAAAGCATTATCAAATGTTGATAGACTGTTTTTCTTTCTTGCCATAATTATATATAATAATTAGTTAAATTAAATTAAAATTTAAATTGCTGCTCAATGTGCGAAATTTCTCGCAAAATTGGCACGTTTGCGTAATGTTGAGCTATATTTTCCTTTGGGTGCGCTCAACACCTGTCTAGCAAACTCCTAGACACCCATGTTATGCTCATTAGCGGCTTCGGTAAATTTACCTCTATTTGCCTTCTTTATATGTATATCCTTACCAGAGTTGTGATTTTGTGATTGTTGTAATCCCAAATCTCTCCATTTATTAGGAATATGTATATCCGCACCTTTTACAAGATTACCTAATGTACCATATGGTTCTTGTGTCATATGACCATATATA